GTCTTTTTCCTCTTTTTCTAAGTGTGTAATCTGAGTTGGTATCGGGTCCATCGTCGGTATCGACCACGATGGAATCTTGCATATTTTGGTCACGATACCAGTCGTTATATATGAGATTATATGCTCTGTGATGGAATGACGTTACCGATAGACCAGCGATTCCGGTAGGAAGCCCGAAGTAATCGCTGAGAGTACCGACAGCCCATCCGGTAGATACCGGAGATTGGATCTGCGGGGTCAGATATTCTGTTGTATCGTCAGGGTCGTATGGGTCTTCTGTTTCGCCCATGAATTTTTGAAAGTTAGACCAGACCAGACGGAGCGGTACTGCGAAGTAGTGTACGTCCATGAATAGATTGTCCATGATCGGGTAAATCGGTGTTGTCATGCGGGCAAAGATTGTGGCTGACAGATTGAATGTATCCCCAGGCAGTGCTTCGTCTGCATAGAACGGTATTAAGTACCCTGCGTCGAAGGTCGTTTTATACCCATGTGAACGGTTAAAAACGGAACGGGGAATATTTGCTTGTGGAATATGTGAGAAATCATGTGTCATTACAGATTTCATTGTTTTCGCCCTCTGTGATAGTTGTTAGATTTTCTAATATGATTAAGCCTTTTGTTCCGGCGTCCAGGTTAAGCCGATACTCGATATAATCCATAAGATCGGCGTCTGAAGTAAAGGCGCCATGGTGAACGTAAAGGCTGATAGTAATAATTTTTTTGTCATACAATTCGCCTTCGGCGATGTAGTTGACGTGTTTTGTGCATTTTTTATGCCAGTGTTTTGTCATGGTGTCACTTAGACCCATTACATCAAGTATATATATATGGGTCTTGTATTCCGTCCGTAAGGACGGAAAGATTTTTTTAGGCGCCTGTTGCGCCAGGCTTAGCACCTGCGGGTGCTTCGCCCTTCATTTTTCCGAGAACTACTTCAGCCAGTGCTTCGATAGCTTCTCGTTTTGTTTTGGTTTTGCGTTCGTTTTCGACTACTTCCGAGTCTTTAACACGCATTGTTTCGGGCAGTAAGCCGAGGTCGATAGAAGCGTTTGTGTTTTCTGGATTTTGGACGAAGGATAGTAGTTTACCGACGTCGTTTTGGAATTTTTCCCGCACTTGCGGGGGAAGTTTCATGAATGCTGTGTTTGCGTCAGAGATTCTTTGAAGTGTTGTAGGCAGGTCGGTAATGTCGGCGAAATCGCCGAATTGAGCAGTACGAGATCGTCCGACTTTTGTAGGGTCGACGAGTAGACCTGTTTTTTGATAGCGTCGGATAATGTTATTTACGTTGGCTTCGTCCTGGTAGGATTGTTTGCATCTGGACATGACGTGAGTGTCATTTTGATTTTTTGGTTTGAAGGAGATTTTTTGCGGGATTCCCCGCATGGACAGAGGATTAAATTTTTCCATGTTTTTTTGTCCTGGTGTTGGTTTTGGTTTAGGTTTTTTTTTAAGTTCCACGTTAATAGCTTAGCTTTTAGGTAGCGGGTTTGGGGTTTTTTTTAGTTTATTTTTTTTATGTATTCACTAGCGTTAGAGAGAAACTCCGGCTTCGTCGAGATAATCTCACCAGAATTGTCGTCATAGTCACCAATGACGAATAGTTGGAAGTCATCGGGATGGCGATTTAATGTAGTTTTTGGATCGGATACGAGATCGGAGAAGGCTCTGATGGCGAGACCGTTTGAAGCCATGAAGAAAGGCGTTGCGAAGTGGTTTGCTTTTACGTCACGAATGGCATAGATTTTCTGTATCATTGTTTTCATACCCCCTTGAAAGACCTTTTGTTATTAGTTTTTTGAATTCTTCTCGAATGTCAAGACGTTTTTGGGAATTGTTTGGATTAAGTTGTGCGCCTAGCATTCGTTCGCCTTTTAGTAGAGCAAAGTTTAATGGATTGTCAAGCGAATATTTTGTTTCGTAGTATTTGGGTATTTTTGTTTTGAATTTGTTGACGACAACAAATCCGGAAGGATATAGATCTTTTTTGTATTTTTCGTACCAGGCAGAGCCTATACCAGGTTTTCTACTCATTGTCAAGTATTCTTCTTTTTTTCCTTTATAGTAGTTTTTTCTTAGATCAGCGTCGGAGAATTGTTTCATCCTGGAGTAAAGTTCTTCCGGTGTTTGACATTCTTTAGACCATTTTTTTAATACGTATCTTGCGATATAGGCAGATGATTCGAATGTAACTTCGCCTATAGTATTGAAGCCATCAGGCCATAACTCTTTAAGAGTTTTTGAGGTGTAAAGTTTTACGCCGTTGACTTCTTTGATTAGGACTTTATCACTAAAGTCATGATTGAAGAGACACGCATGATGATGAGGACGTTTAAATTTTTCGCCATATTCCCCGCAGTGGAAGAAGCGAATTGATTTTGGTGCATATTTTTTTCTGAGTTTTTTCATGAATTTTTGAAAGTCTGAGACTTTAAGAGAGCCGTCTTTGGGTAGGTGTTTGTCGTCGAATGTAAGAGTTATGAAGCAGTTGTTTTCATATAGAGCAGCTTCGTGCATACAGCGTATTGCCCATTGTAGGGAGCGATCAAGACGGCATCCGATACAGCGTCCACAAGGGACAGGTATTCTGACGGGGACTAGGGAGAGATCGAGATTAAAGACCAAAGGACGCTTTCCAGTTTTCGGATTAATTTTCCGACCATAGTAGGCGTCCAGTGGTTTGAAGCAGGGCATTTTAGATTCTGTATCCGCCCCTCATGGGGGAAGCGGACATATTACGTTTATTTGTTCTTGAAGCTGTGCGTGAGAAGTATTTTTTGTCTTTTCTTCTGTTGGCTTTATAGCGTCGCATTTTACCTCGCTTTCTATTTTGTGTGGATTGCCCCCGCACTGAAGTTGCGGAAGGGATTAATGAGATCAGTCATTTCTTCTATTGTAGTCATGAAGCGAAGTAAAGCGGGATTGTCTGTGCGACTTTTTTCTTTGCGTATTTGGTTTGCGAATTTTGCGTCCAGGTAGGCATTTTCCAGGCTTTTTCTGATTGAGTCCTGGGTGATATTGAACGCCTGGGCGGTGTTCATTGTTTGAATCGTTTTTTGAGTTAAGATTTCTTCTTTTGTTTTGTTTGCCGTTGACCTGGCATTTATTGCTGATGAAACGGCAGAGCCTACGTTATTGAAGGCTGAAGAGAAGGCTGAGCCAGAGTTTTCAAAGTGTGCGAGTTGCGGGTTTGGTGTACCCGCGCCTTGAGTATTTGCGGAGAGTATTGGATTAAGACCTGCTTTTTTAAGGTCTTCTACGTGGCGCTGGTGTGCAGTATTAGACATTCTTTCCTGCCAGGCCTGGTTATCCTGTGCCATTTCTTTATTTGCTTCGTTGGCTGAATCTTGGCCTTTCATGCCTAAGAAGCCACCGATGGTAGAAGGCAGGATAGAGGATACGAGCTGACCGACGGGATTGCCTAGAAAGTTTCCTATTGCTGAGAATATGCTCATTTTATTTTTCTTTCTCTCCGGGTGTGCGGGGCGGTATGTTCACGCCCGGCACTAGGGTAGCCCGAAGGTTTAGAAGTGGTCGATTAAGCCAGGTACAGAATAGACCGGCATGGGTCGAGCGCATCTGCATTCTATGAATGAGTCCATGAAGAAGTTTGGAGCGTCAGCGACGGCCAGAACTCTTGACATGGGGGGTGTTTCTTCGATGAATGCAGGAGACAGTGTTGGAAGATCTTCGAATTCCTGGGATAGGTGCCAGGCATCGAGGGTCTGTGCAAACGTAGACCGGAATTCTCCAGTAATTTTAGACGGGAAGTAACGATATTCTGCCCATCGTTCCTGATAGCCGAATACTTCATTATCTTCACTGGTTCCTTGTGTGTATATTTCTTTGTTTAGAACTTCCTGTTCGCCCAGGTGAGCGAGCGCAGGCCAGTAATAGTCAAACCGAGTACGACGATTGAACATACGAGGAGTCCCTTGCTGATAAGTAAGATCAGCACGAACAGAGAGAATACCGATAATAACGGAATGCTCCACGAATGATTTTGTAAATCCGACGTTGCGAGCTGTGATCGTACCAACCGCCGACACTGACCCCAAAGGAGTAGTTGTGCCAGTAGCAGGTTTCGGACTTGTTTGTGCGACGGTAGTGAGACTGACTTGAGCAGTAGAACCACCGAGGTATTCAGGACGCTGTAAGCGAGCATCAGGACTGATGACTCCAAAGTGTGAACGAACCAGTTCAACATA